GATTGATAGAAACGAACTATACGTAGACGTTGCTATTGAGCCAGTTAAGGCTGCTGAATTTATCTATGTTCCGATTAGATTGAAGAACACAGGTGAAATTTCAGGAACTAGTGTATAATAAAGTACGCATATTATGAGAGCCGCAAGGCTCTCATCTATGCACGTAGTATACTATAAATACTACTAACAAGGAGACAAGGAAATGGCAGTAGCAAGTTTAAACAAATTTACGGTACCTTTAGCTAGTGACCAGTCAGCAAGTTCACAAGGCTTGTTGATGCCAAAGTTAAAGTATCGCTTTCGAGTGAGCTTTGAAAACTTTGGTATTACAACTCCACGTAGTGAATTAACAAAACAAGTTGTAGATTTCGCAAGACCAAGCGTATCACAAGCACGTATGGAAATCCCAATTTACAACTCAAGAGTTTACTTAGGTGGACGCCCAGTATGGGAACCTACAACTGTTAACTTGCGTGATGACGCTCAAGGAAATGTTTCCAAACTAGTTGGCGAACAGATGCAAAAGCAATATGACTTTATGGAACAGTCTAGTGCGGCATCAGGTATCGACTACAAGTTTATTACAAGATGTGAAATATTAGATGGTGGTAATGGCGCATTTGCTCCAAGCACATTAGAGACATGGGAACTATATGGTTGTTTCTTAACTCAAGTTAACTATGGTGATGTAGCATATGGTAGTGATGAGCCAGTACAAATCCAGATGCAAATTAGTTTTGACAACGCAGTACAAACACCACTTGGTGCTGGTATTGGTACCGACGTTGGTAGAACAATTGGTCAGACAATTACAGGTTAATCGTAGTAATACAAGCAGTATAAATTAAGCAGGGTATAAAAACCCTGCTTTTTTTATGGATAAATAATAGTATGGCAAATTTATTATCAGGTGCTTTTCAGAAAGCATTAGGAGCGGCGGGTTCAGTTATTAAGGCAGGCACCGGACTGGATGTAAACGACAGTTTAGGTAAACAATTTAGGAACCTTGCAGAAGCCGCCACTACAGCAGACTATATTAAAGACTTTAAACATGCACAACGTATGTTTGGAGACAACAACATGGTGCTTTCGCCAAAGCACACCGGACTATTTCACGTAAACATTGAATTTAATCCAGCGTTTAACCCTTTTACTAATGAACAACAGATAGAAATAGGTATGTTGGCAAAAAATGTAACACTGCCAGGGTTTAATTACTCTACAGAACAGTTACATGCATATAATAGAAAAGTAAACATACAAACTAAAGTAGACTACAATCCTATTACAATAGAATTTCACGATGATACTGGAAACACAACTAAAGCATTTCATGAACTGTACCTAAGACATTACTATAGAGACATGGATCATGAAAATCCTGTATATGATCCATCTTTAAGCTCGTACGGTAATAGAACAACAGATCAGTGGGGATATACTGGAGCACAGGGAGCATTTATTGTTAGGATTAATGTGTATAGTATGTCACAAAAGCAGTTTACACACTACGTAATAGAAAATCCTCTCATACAAAGTTTTAGTCATGGTAAACACGACTATTCAGGTGAGGGGTTTATGTCTAGTTCTATGGTGGTTATGCCTGAGCAAATAAGATACATCGGTCAAGGTGTTGTTTCATCAGATCAAATTAGAGGATTTGGAACCATACACTACGACAGGACTCCTAGTCCATTGCAGTCACTTGGTGGCAGAGATACTATTATTGGTAAAGGTGGTCTCTTTAATACTATAGGTGGTATTGGTGATCAGATAGCTGATGGCAATTTTGTAGGAGCGGCACTTAATGCATTTAGAGCTCGAGAAACATTTAAGAATGCAGATTTAAAGAAAACCGCATTACGTGATATAACAGGATTAGCTAAGGATGTGCTAAGAGGCAACAACACACAAGGTAAGTTCTTCTTCCCATCAGTTAGTAACTTAGTTGACAAGTTTGGATCAAGTCAGTCTGGCACAGTGCCATCTTCTGAAGCGACGGGAGTACAAGGCGCAAGTGTTGCAAGTAAAAATCAAGCCTCAGGTAATACTAGAGAACAGAGACAAGCAGAACAACAAAATGCAGATACTCAAACAAGTTTAGGACAGCAATCAAATATTAGGACAATCTAATGACTATACCTAGCAATCTACCTAACGTTAAAGCGGAGTCAACACCTAACTATTTTAACAATTATTTTGTTAAACAAGGGTTTGTTACACCAAATCAGTATGATGCTTTATTAGGGCTACTAATGAAAAGAACATCAAGTAAGCAAGCCGCAGAACATTTAACTGGTGCAATTATTCAAGGTGCCGCACAGCAAGATACTAACGTTACAGAACTATTCGACGTAATTAAAAAGTCTAATCAAGTTGAAATGGATTCGTTTTTAGCATTTTTCCTTAATAATACAAGGGTAGGTACAAGTTATTTAGGTGTTAAAAATGCTAATAATACTAATCCATATATAACAAGAACTATTTTGGTATGACGAAATATGCACAAGGCAAATTTAAACCCACTAACCCAGACAAATACTTAGGCAGACAACTACCAACATACCGTAGTAGTTGGGAACAACGGTTTATGATGTTTTGCGATACAAATCCTAGTGTACTAAGTTGGGCAAGTGAGCCTGTTAAGATTCCCTACTTCAATCCAGTAAAAAATAAACAAACAATATACGTACCTGACTTCTTAATAGAGTACGTAGACAAAAATAGACGTAACCATAAAGAACTAATCGAAATAAAACCTCGCAATCAAACACTGTTTGAAAAAACACGCAGCCAGCGCAACAAAGTAGCATGGGTAATTAACCAGGCAAAATGGCAAGCCGCTGAAACGTGGTGTAAACAGTACGGAATAGCGTTTCGTATACTTGGCGAAAACGAATTGTTCCATACTGGACACAGTAAATAATAGTATGACAAAAAAATTAGAAGAAATCTTTAACATAGAAAACGAAGAGCCTGTAACAGAGGAGGAGGCTAAACAGTCTATCCCTGTTAAAAAAGACTTTATACAAGAAGTAGATACTGCTATTGATAAAATAGACACAGCACTTCCTAGAGTTAGAGATTTAGATGACACAAGTGACAGAGAACTAGACGACCTAGCAGACTTAGCAACAGAGAAGTTTCAGGATCTTATGGACTTAGGAATGAATGTTGACAGCCGCTTTAGTGGTAATATATTTCAAACAGCAAGCCAATTACTAGGACATGCTATTACTGCTAAACAAGCTAAATTAGATCGTAAGTTAAGGACAGTTGACTTGCAAATTAAGAAGTTACGATTAGACAAGCAAAGTCAGAAAGATGGCACTAACGAAGAGGCTGAAATAGAAGGCAAAGGAGTAGTGCTGGACAGGAATGCATTACTGCAAGAGATCCTCAAAAACAACAAATAAAACTAGCATAATTTGCTAAATACAACACAAGGACTGATGATCATGAAAACATTTACAGAATATTTAACGGAAGCCGCAGACAAGACATATGACTTTAAAATTAAGACATGCTGTGAGCTAGATAAAGACAAGTTAGATGCCATGGAGAATGTACTAAAAGCATACGACATGGTGTCAATGAGCAAGCCTAAAAGATTGCCAATTAAAGAACATCCTGGAGAGTTTCCTAACAAAGGACCTATCGAAGTCCATGTAGTAGAAGCAAGTGTAAAGATGCCTGTTACTCCACCACAAATTAAAGAAATGATGAAACAACGTGCTGGTATTAACGAAGCAGACATTTTAGTATATACTAAAGGACAGGATGAGTCCTATGTTGCTGATCAGGGTGCTGAAGCAGACGGTGCACTACTTGAGAAAGACTTAGAAAAGTCTGACAACAGTGAACACGGCACAGAGAAGTTTAAGAACAGCATGCTAAAAGACCTAGAGTCTAGCATTAAACATGAGTATGCAGATCCTAACACAGAGAAAGGTAAAACTACAAACGACCTTCCAATGGGCGACAAGAGTCCAATGGGATCTACAGCAAATAAAAAGCCAACACCAAAGAGTTCTGCTAGGTAAGTGCAATGGAAGAAAGAAAACTTACTAAAGACGAAATGTCAGACAGAGAAGACTATGTTAAAGGCATGAAGAAAAACAAAAAAGATTTTAAAAAGCGTTACGGTGACGACGCAGAATCCGTAATGTATGCAACAGCAACAAAAATGGCCAAAGAAGGCTTAAACGAAACCGAGGAGAATAGCGTGAGTGACAAGAAAGAAAACGTCCAAGCCGAGGAAAGACAGGAAGACCTTAACTGGCTAGAAGACATTAAAAGACTATCAGGACTAGACAACACATACGAGAACAGTGTAGATGCAATGAAGGAGTATAAAGTTGACGAGTCTGAAGAAAAAACAGAAGAAGTAATCGCTGAAGGACAAAGCCCAGCACAGAAAGCGGCATTTCAAAAGATGCTAGATGCTAAGAAAGGCAAGAAGTCAGACGATGACGTTGAAGAACAAGTAGAAGAAGCAAGTGGTGTAAGAGCAGACACAAAAGGTAAAGTTGATAAGTCAGAAAAGAAACATTACCATTGCAAACTTACAAAAGACAACGAGACCAAAGGTGTTAGAATGGTTGCAGACGAAGGCGAATCAGAAGCCGACGTTAAAGCAAGATGCAAACGTGAGAACATGGGTTGGGAACTTGAAAGCATTAGAAAACTTGACGAGTCACAAGAACAAGTTGACGAGATGATGGGTGCCTTACATCCTGACAACAGAAAGTTAGGACATAAGGTAAATGCAGTACAGAATCAAGTAACACAGATGAAAAAACAACATGAAGATGTTGAAATGGAAGGTAAGAAAAAAGATCATGATGGAGATGGAGACATCGACAGCAATGATTACTTAGCCGCTAGAGACAAGGCTATCAAAGCCGCTATTGCTAAGAAGAAAGGCGACGTTGAAGAAGGACTAGCAGAGCTTGCTGACTTAGTTGCACTTGCTGGATTACAAGGCAAAGTCGAACTAGACGAACTTGCTAACGAGCCAGGACAGGGCACAGAAGAAACATCAACATACAGCGTTTCAGATGTTGTTGACCAAGGTAACGACTTACATGCAAAGTCAAAGCAACACGCAGACAAAGCAAAGTTAGGCGACAACCCAATGGCTACTGAAGAAGTAGACGTAGTTGAAAACAAACTTTGGAAAGCATACCAAGCAGAACTAGAAGGCGTTAAAAAATGAAAAAACTAGCAGAATATTTCGTAGAGTCAGAGCAAGGTTATATTAGACCGCAAGTAGGTGATTCAGTTGACATTGTTGTCAACGAGGAACTTGCTATTGAAGCAGGAGTGTTAGAGTCTACTGAAGATAAACTTGTTTTAGAATATGACGAACGTGGAATATCACTGCTAGAAGGCTTAGATCTAATTGATGAAGAGGTTAACTTAGACGAAGAGCAGACACCAAGTCAAGTTGACGAAGGTAAAGTAAAAGACATGCTTCTTGACATAGAAGAGTTTACTGACAAAGAGTTTCAGGACAAGTACAATATGTCTAAGAATGATGCCAAAGAACAGTTTGACTTAGATGAAGCAAGTTGTGGTATGAAGAAACGTTATGAAGATGCTAGTGCAGAAGAGGAAGATAAGTTTCACACTGAACTAGATAAACTTATGCATAGAACATTTGGACACAGTTCGGACGAACGTGGTGAAAAGATGAAAAAATCTACCCAGGACGCATTCCAAGAACTTAAAGATTACGCTGAAACAAGCGGCGGCATAGACAAGGAAGAGTTTGAGAAAGCGGCTTATCTTGTTAAAGCAATGGGCAAACCACACCTTAAAGATAAAGCAGAAGGCATGCTGGATGATCTTATTGGCAAAATGGACTCAGACCCACGTGACAAAGTAATACAAGTGTTATCACAACACATAGATTTAACTTTCCTAAAAAATCTATTTAAAGAAGATGGCGACGAACTTGATGAAGGTGCAATGAAAGAAGTTGTAACTGATGTTGAGGATGCAATGGGGCCTACAAAGATTAGATATAAATTAAAACAAAAAGGTGGTAAGTTTATTGTATCTGTAGATTCAAATGATGAAGAAGATGCACAGAAAGCACTAAAGATGCATCCAC